GATTTAGGTCATCTTTACACTCTTTTGAATCAGTTGAAATTCAACAAGCAACAGACGCTCAATGAACAGCAAAATGTTCTGGACAAAATGGCGGCGACAGCCGTGTCTTACGACGCCAAGATTGCCGAAATGGAAGCCACCATTGCCGATGTGGAACAGCAGGTCGCCACATTGAATAAGTTTGCCACTTACATTGAATACAAAACCGACAAAGATGCTAAAGCAGAAGAGGTTAGATTAGCAGAGGAAGCGGCGAAAGCGACTTTAGAACAACCAATAAATGAGTAAAGGTCAAACAACAATCGGATTTGTTTTAATCACTACGGTTGTAGGTGTTTTGTCTTTTCTTGGCGGCGGGTCTTGGCTTTCAAAAGGACAAGCGGAACAAGACCGTCAAATCGCCATACTGGAAACTAAGGGTGAACAATACACGCGAGATATGAGCGAAGTGAGGGAGTCCATTAAAAACATTAACAACATACTTCTTCAGTGGGTGGAAAAGAACAATGTTAAAATGGCAACAACTACAAAATATGATTAAAGGAGGATTGATACTTAAAGAAAAAGACCCTCGTAACCTGCAATTAGGCAGAATTGTCAGCTTGCCTGCTTATGATTTGACTCCAGATGAGTTTTGTCTTGAAACATTGGAAATTAAAAACCAAAAAGACACGGATTTTTGCGCTTCATTTTCCAGTTCCACCGCTTCGGAATTACAGGAGAGCGTTTTGCTTGCTCCTGAATTTACTTTTGCCGCTGCCAAAGAAATCTCAGGTGATATTCAAGGTTTCGGTTTGTCTTTTTACGATGTCTTGAAAGCTCATATTCAAGTCGGGGCGATTGAAAAAAAGAATAGTCCATTTTCGGTGGAAACAAAAGACAGAGATTTTCTGGCTGATATAAAAAACTGGCCGTTAGAAATGAAACTTTACGCCGGTTTTCATCGCAAAAAAACTTATTGGGAAGTATCCGGGCAACAAACTATTACAAACGATATCCGTTCCGCTTTGTGGTATTTCCGCAACGAAAAACGGGCGGTATTGTTTGGCGTTCAATGGGGTTGGGATGTTAAGGAAATTAAAATTAACACGATACCAGAATCCGGCATCGGCCACGCCTTGCTTATAATCGGCTACAAACACATTGATAATGAATTATATTTTATAGTTCAAAACTCTTACGGCAAAGAAGCCGGCTATAATGGCACGCATTATTTCCATTGGAGGGTGGTGGAAAAATTTGTCAAACAATTTGGGGCATTTATGCTTTTGGATTTGAACAAGGAAGAAGCCGAACAATACTTGTCCACAGGGCGGCAACTTGGTGAAAATTGGGTATGGGGTATAATTAGGTCGCTATTAGCTTTCATTAAAGATATTTTCAAAAAATGAAACCTCGCGTATTTATATCTGCAGGCCATAGCAGAATAGATTCCGGCGTTCGCTGGGGCAATATCGCCGAATCGGAATTGGTAATAAAAATCAGAGACAAGATAAAAGAACTTTTACCCGAAGCTATTTATGTTCCCGATGATTTGACTTTACGGGAAACTATTGATTATATCAATTCTCAAAATCCACAACCCGAAGATTTGGCAATTGAAATTCATGTGAATTCAAATCAATCTCAATTAAAAAGAGGCACTGAAGCGTATTATGTCAGCGACCCAAGAATTGCGGCTATATTTTCCAGATGTGTTTCTAAAAGATTGGGTATTCCCGACAATGGGGCGAAACACGATTCCGAGACCTATGTCGGTTCACTTGGTTTCCTTCGTTTTATAACTTCCTGTCGCAGTGTTTTGGTGGAAACCTGCTATTTAACGCACTTTCAAGAGCGGAACCTCATAATCACGCAGGAGGGGCAGAAACTAGCGGCAAACGGTGTTTTTGACGCAATAAATGAGGTTATGGGGCCGATTGAGACAGTGGAACCTGTAATAAACTGGAAAAATGTCTTTGAAGCCTTGAAAAAGGTGATGTCGTTGGATGATATAATAATGTGGGTTAAGAAGTATTTTGGTGTTCTAAAAACCGCTTGATTTTCCCTTTCTTTGTTGATGGCGACCAACATCAACGAAGACAGGGGCAATGAAGCACCCAACGCTTACGGCACTTTATAGGAGGGGAAACCCTATGGCGCTCGCGGACAAAAAGGCGGGAGATGAGGCAATTTTAATATAATCTCCCTCTCCCGCCATAGCGTATTATCATTAACTTAATAATATGAAAGGACTTGTTCAATCTCGCACTTTTTGGTTAGCTATTATTCAGGGGGTTGCCGGCGTGATAGTAATTTTGGAAACTGAATTGCCCGGCGTTGGCTGGGTGGCTATCGTAAAATCAGTATTGGATGTGATGTTAAGATTGGCGACCGGTAAACCTGTCATTGGGTTCGCGCCAAGGACATAACTATGAAGTATTTAATCTTGGTAGGGTTAATTGCCTTGCCTTTTGTCGCCACCGCCGGTTGGTGGTGCGGACTTGAAAGCGGAAAAATTGTAGAATGTATGATGATTGATGGAATAGTTCAACCGATTAAAAAAGAAATTCTCTACAATAACTTTTTTCCGGAACCGGAAGTTCAAGTGACTATGCGTAAAATTGCCAAATGCGAGAGTGGAGAAAATCAAACCATAAATGGTAAAATCGTTAAAGGCCCCGATGGTTTTGATTTAGGTTTTTTCCAACTTCGCAGTTTGGTTTGGGAAAAAGAAGCTGAAAAACTTGGACTTGATATTCACACCATTGAAGGTAATTTTGGAATGGCGAGAATTTTGTATGACCGCTTTGGATTTGCGCCTTGGGTTTGTTATAGAAAATAATTTTTCAACCACTGCTCGTTTAATGGAGCAGTTAGCATTATCAATATATGCTAAACTTTCACCATCGCCCGCTATTGCGGGCAGTGGTTGAAAAATGATATAATAAGTCAATAATAATTATTTGTTCTTTTTGTCCTCCCATGACCGAATAAACCCTGCGCTATGGGTTAAGGTGCCAGTCGGCAAAGTATGTCCGAATGGATGAGGTTGCCGGAGCTGGGCTGTAGAGGCAAACTCCAACAACAATTAACTATGTTGGTTAGTAGCGTGCGCTGAAGCTTGCGAGAGAAGGCTTAAACCACCGGACTCGCTGGGAGGACAAAGAGAGTAAAAAATGCTATAATATAGGCAAAAGTTCTTTGTTATGAATCTCGGAAGGATATAGTGAAAGTTAGACAAGAAGCGGAAAAAAAATATCGTTCATTTCTTTTTCTTGTCTAACTTTCTAACGCAATTTTAACCATCAAAAATAGGAGAATTATATCAATCTCGGAAGCTGTGATAATTGCGGCAAAACGATGACGATTGCCGATTGTATCCAAGAAGAGGACGGGACATTTTTCTGCTCAAAAGTTTGCGCTGAAAAACATCAACCGGCCGAACCGGATAACCAAACAGAATTGGAAATTTACTATGATGACTGAAGTTCCCAACAACTCGGTGAAGTGCCGGACTTGCGGCGCGATTTTCCCTTTCGCTTGGGTCAAACGCGGGCAATACGGCGCGTGTCGGAGCTCCTTCGGGTGTTTTTGCTCCGATAAATGTTCGGAAGTGTTCAAACTCAAAAGCACTTACCGCTATGAGATACAAGAAGCTCGCCATTGACCGGCCGGTTATCCGGCAGTCAAAACTCTTACCTGTCAGGGTCGCCTTCAAGGCCCCACGAAGATTCAAAACACTGGTGCGGTTGCTTGCTCTTAATGAGTCAAGTTATCCTCACCACGACTAACACAGGGCGACATTGTTCGCCCTTTTGTGTTATACTTGCGATGGAGGCGTAAAAACCACCAAAAAACCACTTCTTAATTTAAGAAGTGGTTTTTGGTTGTCTGTTTCGGAGTAATTTATATTGCGTTCAACCAATAGGCGAATTGCGGGAACTGAACTATAAAGCCATTCGTTTTAAGTGTCTGCGCCAATGACTTCATAGAATTCCGATACCACGAGGTTTTGGTTAAATCAAAACAACCTTGAATCTCTATGCAGATTGTTTTGAAACCCGCCTCATCGGAAATTACCGAGCCTTTTGAAACGACCGGCGTTGACAATCCATTCAGACCCCACACTTGGGAAACTAATTGAGGATTGCCGTTGCTTGGTTTTAATACATCGGCGAACGCAGGCAAAGCAACGAGAAACATAACCGCAAGCAAAATTATTTTTTTCATAATTTTATTGCTAACTAATAATGCGAGAGTATAACACAGTTGTAAAGAAATAAAAAGTGTTTTTGAAATATAAAACAAATTTAATGTAAAGTAAAGAGTATTGACGGGAGCAAAATGTGCTATAATTCCAAGCAAATGAGAAAATCCAAGCCTCAACGAGATACTGAAATAATGTTGAAAATTAAAGCTAAATGGCGGATACCTGATATTGCCAAACATTATAATCTCACCCGCCAAGCGGTCTATAACATTATTAAAAAGATAGGTAAGTTATCCACAGTATAACTTGCTTTACTTTTCTTGTTAGTGTAAAGTTATATTTGAAGGTCGCAGTCAATCACAACAAATTAAATGAAACTGGAAAACAAAAAGTGGATTGGCGGATTCGTAATTGGCGCGGTTATCGGCGCTTTGGTCGGAGTCGCCGTTCAGCTTACTTGGATGTTAAAGTTAATTGAATAAAATGTCTGGCGAAGAAGAAACAAAACAAATAGAAAATGAATTTTGGCAAAAAGAAAAAGAAAATAAACTAAATGACATTAGTAATTCAGATTAAATTATGAAACCAGATTGGTCTAAAATAAGGGGAGGCGTTAAACATTGCGCGAATTGTGGGTTAAAAAAATGTTATACGAACAAATTAGAGGTTTGTTGGGAATGTAAAAAGAAATTTTGCCCGATTTGTTTCAACAGAGGAATGATTAACTCAAAAATGAAGGAAAATGAGGAAGTGAGAGTGATTTGTGATAAATGTGTCAAAGATAAGGATTACCATGTCGGTTTAATATAGGCGAATTTCATTCACTGTGCGACTTTTCCCGCGTTTAAACCTGTGAGTGCGACAAAGATGTCAACAGAGAAAAAACTCGCTTAAAAAACATACGGTTAAACAACATTGATGGTCAAATTAACAAAGTGCCTCTTATTCTGCCTTTTGCCAATTACTATTTAGAACTTTGGATAGTAAATTGGGGAAGGTGGAATAAGGGGAAATAAAAAGGTCGTATTTATAAGCCAAATTAGAAAAAAATGCTTATTGAAATAACGCTCAAAAATGAGCAGAATCAATTATTAACAAAGCGTTCTATTGAGGGCTTTAGTCAAGCTCGCGAATAATTAAATAAAATTGAGACACAATATCAAAATTTGATTAAAGGTCTCGCAAAAGAAAATGAAATCGTATATTGAACAAGAAACAAATAATCCCGACTTAGTTCGGAATTGTGATTGGGAAGGAGATTGGACTCATTATAAGCAAATTTCCACCGGAAAATATCTGCCAGCGGTAAATTACATTCTCGGCAAGGCGTTTAACAAAGGTGATGGTTTTTATCGATATTTACTGAATTCTACCCGAGAAGAAGCTGACAGAAAGTTGAAATTCGCGGGAAATAAGGGTTCTCGCGTCCATCAAGCCATTTCTGACCTAGTGAAAGGGCATAAAATCACGCTAGGGACGAAATATAACGATGAGTTGAGTGGTATATCGTCTCCGTTGACTTTTGTTGAATGGCGGACAGTTTTGGCATTTATCAGTTGGGCGGAAGAATACAAGCCGAAGACAATCTGGAATGAACACTCGGTTTGTAATGAAAAATATGCCGGCACACTGGACTGGTTCGGGGAGATTGAATACGAGGGCAAAAAAATTCTGTGTGTGATTGATTTCAAAACTTCGTCCGCAATCTGGGGGGATTATCCTCTCCAACTGGCGGCTTATTGGGGAACGATTAAAGACAAAACAATTTCTACTGCCGTTCTCCGCATCGGCACACGCCACAAGAAAGGTTATGAGTTTGTGGTGTATGGACCGGCGGAAACAAAGAAAAATTATCTTGATTTCCTTTCGGTCTATTCGTTGTATCAAAGGGAAAACGAACCCTTTGACCCGAAAGACATTAAGGAAATGCCCGATGAATTATCAATTAACATTGAAACAATAAAATGGGATTCGCAGAAAATTTTGAACGAGAAGCTAAAAAGTTCGGACTTACAGGGGATTTCTATAACTGGACCGAGGGCGACAACCGAGTCCGTGTCCTCTCCACGCCGGAAATCTATGTCTCGCGTTTCGGCAAAGAATTCGGTGCTTGCTACGAAGGGGCACCGTATTGTAAAAAGGAAGAACTTGAAAAAGCCAAAGACAAAAACGGCAAGCCGGCCCAACTCAACAAAAAGTGGCTCTGCTGGGCAATTATTCGCCGAGAAGCAACCGAACCAGAATTAGGTTTGCTTCGGTTGCCTTACAAGGTGATGGTTCAATTAAAGAATTTGGCGCAAGACACCAAAGATGGTTATGGCTTTCAGGATTTCCCGATGCCGTATGATATAAACATTAAGGTGGAGAATGCTGGTGAGACGACTGCCGTGTATTCGGTGATTCCCTCCAAAAAGGAAACCAAAATCACTGATGAGGAAATGGGGGCACTGTCAAAGAAAACGCCGGTAGACCAGATAATCCAAAAAATGAAGGACAAAGCCAAGAGGAAATTGGAAGGCGCGCCAGACCCAGCAGATAAGACGATTGATTATCCAGAGGAGAAAATCAACGCAGACGATATTCCGTGGTAATTAGTCAAAAATAAATTTTGACTTAAATGGTTGCCCTTTTATAAGGGCTTCCATTTGAACCGAAATTCAAAAATTAGTAATAAATAAATGATATGACTTGGTGGAAATTCTTAATCTTTATTATTCTTTTTCCTTTTTATGTCCCAATAGTTTTATTCGTGTATTTTACAATGCCGGTTTATGAAAAGTTGTTTGATTGAATATGAAAAAAGGTGAATGTTCCGAATGTGGTCGTCCATTATTTGATCAAGAAAAATCTGACCCCGAAACTCAACTTTGCGATAAGTGTTGGGAGGAAGGGGATTTGGAAAAATAAGTTATCCACACTTATATTTGCGTTAAAAGTTTTGTGATATAATAAAAGATATGAGCAAGTTCGAAATAATTTTTATAATTAAGAATCTTCACGAGACAAATGGTTCACCCGAACTTGCTCTGTCTTGTGAAGATTTTTGTTTAAAAAAATTATTATGGCTAAAGAACGAATGATAGATACAAAATTTTGGTCTGATGGTTGGATAACAAATAAACTTAATCCACTTGATAGGTATTTATTTTTATATCTTTTAACAAACGATCACACAAATTTATGTGGTATTTATGAAATACCATTACGGATAATGTCTTTTGAAACAGGAATTGATAAAGACGAATTAAATAGGGAAATGCTTAAAAGATTAGAACCTAAAGCATTTTACCTAAAAAGCGAGTGGATATGGATTTTGAAATTTGAAAAGTATCATTCAAAAAATCCAAAAACAAAAAAAGGAGCAGAAATAGCTAAAAACCAAATTCCTAGTCATGTTTGGGAAGAAATAAAGGAATTATGCGATAGCCTATACATAGGCTATCCATATCCTATGGATAGGCCACCCTCTTCTGCTTCTGCTTCTGCTTCTGCTTCTGCTTCTCAGAATAAGATATCCGATGCTAACGCATCGGAATCTAAAAAAAAACTATGAAATTTAACACTTTCGGTTCTTACAATGAAACCGATACATCTGATTCTTTTGAAGATATTATTGATTCCGAAACTGGCGAGCCGGTAAAAAGAGTTTGGAAACCCAAACAAAAAAGAAATGAGATAGTTTTAAGGATTATGAGTGATTTTAAAAGACGAGCAAAATCAGTCGCGGGTTTTGAGCCGATAATGGGGAAAAAAGAATATATAATAATTTTAAGAGCTTTGACCACTCACAACTTAACCGAACAGCAAATTTACGATTCTTTTGAACAGTGGTTCAATCGCACCGATAAAAAACGAGAGGATATAATTCACATCACACAAGCTTTATCCGATAATCGCTTAAACTCTTATAAAGTTATCGCAGGAATAAAATGAAAAAGAAAACCGAACAAGAAATAACCCAACTGGAAAAAGAACTCGCCGAATACAAAGGCGAAGACCGGGTTGTGTCCTCAACTGAAATCTGGGAAGAATATAAAAAACTGCCGGAACGAAAAAGGTTAGAGTGCGGTTTCCCGTCTTTAGACAAATGGTTTAATGGTTTTGAAGTCGGAGAATTGATTTTGGTAACTGGCCCCGCTGATGGCGGAAAAACAACTTTTTTAACTTCCTCTTTGAAAAATATGTCCGCAAAATCAATTCCGACTTTGTTGTTTTCTTTTGAAGAAGCGCCGCAGAATTTATTAAAAAAAATTACTCTTGAAGATTCTACGCCGCCGGTTTTTTATGTTCCTCGCCAAATGACCGAAAACACAATTTTATGGATGGAGAAAAAAATAATTGAAGCCAAAGTGAAATTTAATGTTGAAGCGGTTTTTATAGATAACATCCATCAGATTTTTTCTATAAACCAGTTCGTGAAAAATTTATCTTTGGAAATTGGCGATATGGTGGCTTACATAAAAAATATCTGTTTAACTCACGGTGTAGTGATTTTTATGATTGCTCATTCGCGAGACAATCCCAACAAGTCGGAACCGGTGCTTTCTGACATACGGGATTCTGGGTTGATACCGCGAATTGCCGATTCAGCTATTGGTGTTTGGCGGATACCAAATTCTGAAGGAGTGGTAAAAGACGGTCGGTATATGTCCGAAGTCGGGCCGGAAGACAACAAAGCCAAAATCAGGATTTTGAAAAACCGGCGCGAAGGAACGAAAGGAACTTGTGTTGTTTATCATCGTAATCATTTTTTGGAAGAACAAAAATCAAAAGATGAATTAGGAAATTGGTAATATGAACGAAATCTACGATATAATTTTAGGGTGGAAGCACAGATGGTTCAGAGAAGAACTGCCGAAAATTTTGGCGGTGTTTGACAAACACGATGTTGACGGAATGATTAAAGATGATTTGCGGAAAAAAATTGAATGGAGTGAAAATAGAATAAAAGAATTGGAAAGCGATAATTTTATGAAAAGGCAACAAGGGGTGAATTACGATGACAGAAAAAATCTTGTGGAAAAAATAACTGCTGGGAAAAGTGTGATTTCAAAATGGAAAAGCATTTTAACTAAACCAATGAATCACCCCGCCGTTTGGTTAAAAGAAGGCGATTATCAAACCATTAAGCGAGTGGGATTTAGAAAATTTATTAGTTTATTTTATGAATTGGCTTATGACTGACTTAACCTCAAAATTTTGGTATAGCGAAATGGCGGATGAATGTCGGGCTATTTTCACCGAGAAACTTTTTAATCACCGCTGGGAGCTGGTGGAACTTTATCATTTAATCGGCAAAAGAATTTTAGAGGAAAGCAAAAACGCCAAATGGAGCGAAATCATCAAACCGCTTTCTGGGGACTTAAACATTCACGAACGCAATTTGTATTACGCCGTGAAATTCGCCGAGAAGTTTCCAGAGATAGATAAACTTCCGGATGGAAAAGTCGCATCTTGGAGCAAAGTGCGGAAACTTCTGCCGGCTCATCCGCAGGACGAAAAACCAGAATTGGAAATTAGCGTTATCGCCGAAAAACTTTTGAAAAAGCATGGTGAAAAGTTTTGTAAAGAATTGGTCGTAGAATTATCAGAACAAATTAAAATCATCAATGAAAAGTGAATATAAACCAATACCCAGATTTAACAATCATACAAATTGCGCTGGTCATCAGAACTGGATGTTGGATTGCGAATATACCAACAAAGAAGACCGAGAAGCCTTGATAAAGGCAATAGATAATTATTTAGGGAAAAATTGAACCGAAATTCAAAAATGAAAAAAAATAGTGTTAAATCTTTGAGAAAAGAATTATGGAATTTATGTCGCAAACTTGCCGAAAAACTTTATCCAAATTCAAAATGTTATACTTGTGATGTTCCTGTATTTGGACAAAATAAACATTTGGGACACTTAATTCCTTCGTCAACTTGTGGGGTGTTTTTAAGATATGATGTTAAAAGAAATTTAAGGTGGCAGTGTGCTAGATGTAATTTGTGGGAAGGTGGCAATGGCGCCGAGTTTTACCGACGAATGGTGGAAGAAGTTGGTAAAAAAGCGGTGGATAAATTGTTTGCTGATAAAAATCATGTTATAATAAAAGCAGATAAAATTTTTTATCAAAATAAAATAAATGAATACAAAAAAATTCTTTTTAACTTGTAATAGGTGTAAGAAAAAAATGAGTATAGAAAAAATGAGGAGAAAAAATATTGCTCATTCTGGTTGGGTTTGTATTCTTTGTTCAAAAGATTTAAATGTTGTTTGTAAAAATTGTGGTAAATCTTTTCCCAAAAGGTCTCCTGCTTTTAATAAAAAAGGAACTGGCTGTTGTTCTGTAAGATGTGCGGGAATTTTTAAAAGAAAAAAATATTCATATAAATGTTTAATTTGCGGTAAAATGTTTATAAATAATAATAATTATGATATAGCAAAAAAATATAAAAGATTTAAATTTTGTTCAAATAAATGTAAAAATGTTGCTAAGGAAATTGAACCTAAAAAATTTCATTGTCTAATTTGTGGAGGACAATTTGAACGAAAATATAGAAATAAATATAAATATTGTTCTCAAAAATGTAACGGTAAATCGCATAGTGGTGAAAATTCTTATCTTTGGAAAGGTGGAGTTACCCCAATACACAATAAAATAAGGGCATCAATACAATATAAACAATGGCAGAAAGAGGTTTTTATTAGAGATGGTTATTGTTGTTCTTTGTGTGGTGATAGAAAAAAGAAATTTTTAGTTGCTCATCATATCCAAAATTTTGCTCAATACCCACAACTCCGTTTTGTTATAGAAAATGGCATTACTTTGTGTAGAAATTGTCATAAAGAATTTCACAAAAAATATGGTAAAATTGATAATATAAAAGATCAAATTGAAGAATTTATAAACAGAAAATTGTGAAAGCCGATTGCTTGTGGTTTAAGAAATTGATTAAAGAATATGAGGAAATAATTAAAACTTATCCACAAATTTTTTCTTGATTTATAGTTAGTTTTAGTATATAATTATTGGAACATGAAAAAAACTCTAATTTTAATCGCCGTAACAATCGTGGGGATAATAGCATTTGCTTTCGTGTGGTATTTAATCAGTCCGGAAAAATCCATTGACGATGTTTTCACGCCCGCGCCACAAAAAGAATTTAATTCTCCTATTCAAATCAATGAAGGAAAAGGTTGAGAAACGAAAACGCATTTACGATTTCTTTTTTACCAGTTGCGATGAATGCGGGGTAGAATTAAAAAGACAAAAAAAGCAGGTTAGATATGTTTGTTTCAACTGTAAAAAGAGAAGACAAAAAGAGCGGCGAAAAAGTATTGTAAAGGTAGTTAATTTAATTGTAAGATAATTGTAAATATGGGGGATAGATATTTTTTATCACATCTAAAGTGTCCTTATTGCGGAAACGAACAGGAAGATGTCAGTTACGCCGAAAGTTGCGGGCAAATTGAACATATATGCGAGAACAAAAAGTGTGGCAAGATAAGCAAGATAATTTTGGATTTTCAATTAGTAAAGAAAAAGAAATGACCGAAATACCAACTGAAATACCGAATTGGAAAAAATGCGCCAAATGTGATAAGATGGACTGTGAATTAAGATTTGAAACATTGGAGAAGGAGTGGAGGTGTAGAGAGTGCTATTTTAATAAACAAGGAAAAAATGAGCAGAAAAACTGAACAAAAACTACACGGTGAGGCGCGGAAAGTCATTTTGAAAGCTGTGAATAAAGTCGCTGATGCGGTGAAACTTACTCTTGGCCCCGAAGGGGCGGGGGTTCTGTTGGATAGAAGTTTTAATCGCGGTTCAAGAATTACTAATGATGGCGTAACTGTTGCTAAAAACATTGTTCCCAAAGATGAATTTGAAAATTTAATCGCAAGGGCTTTTATTGAAGGCGCAAGTAAGACTGGAGAACGAGTTGGCGATGGCACAACTAGCACAATCAGCATTTCAGCCAAACTTATCAACGACGCTTTTTCACGATTAAGCGATAAAAATAATACTGAAATAAGGGGGCTTGATTCAAATTTTGGTGGGGTAAATTCTTTACGAAAACATATAATTTCTTGTGTTCCAAAGATTAAAGAAGCAATTAAAGAACGAACCAAAAAAATCAAGACTATTAAAGAACTTGAAGATATCATTGATGTTTCTTTGGCCGGCAACAGAGAAGTGGCAAAAATTTTAGCGGAAATAGTGTGGAAAACCGGTGAAGATGGATTTATTACTCTCGCTGATGGTTTTCAAGGTAAATTAGAAACCGAGGTTATTGAAGGCGCTAGATTTCCTATGAAAATTGTCGCTCCGGTTTTTCTTAATCATCCTGAACGCTATGAAATGGTGGTAGAAGAATCTTTAGTATTGGTAACGAATTACAAAATTGATTCTATTCGGGATTTTGCTGATTTTTGGAATAATATAAAAGTAAATAAGCTAGTTATTTTTGCGCCTAATTTTTCTGATGAGGTTTTGGTTCAGATGGTAAAACTGATACAACCTCGCTTATTACCGAATGGACAAACTCAACCTTCGGGAATTCAGATATTCCCAGTTAAATGTCCTTCTCTTGGTTCGGCGGATTTAACTCCCCATAATTTTGTTGATCTTGCTTTGTTTTGCGATGCTCGGTTCATTGATAAAGACAAAGGCGATAAATTGAAAGATATCAAAGAGTATGATTTGGGTTTTGTGGAAAAACTGACTGTCAAAAGCGTGGAAGACAGAGAAGATGCTGTAATCTTGGGCGGAAAAGGAGTGAGAAGCGAGAAAATAAAAAAACATATTGAGGATTTGAAAAGCAGAGTGAATTTAACGAAAATGCCGGAACACAAAGCTTTAATCCAAAAACGCATTGCTTCAATGTCTTCGGCTGGGGGTATGATTAAAGTTGGAGCTTCAACAGATGCGGAAGCATTACCACTGAAACATAAAATTGAAGATGCTATTTTCGCCGGACAAAACGCTTTACGAAATGGATATGTAAAAGGCGGGGGGTTGTGTTTGAAAGAAATTGCTGATGAGCTTTTCAAAGATGATGTTTTAATTCACGGCGCTCTTTGCGCGCCGTTTAATCAGATTCAAGAAAACTGTGGCAGTGAATTAAAAATCGGTAAAGATATTATAGACCCCGCCCGTGTGGTAGAATTGGAGGTGGAACACGGTTTTGGAGTTGCTGCCAATCTTATTACTGTCAAAGCGGTAATACCGGAGTTTGATGAACGCGACCCCAAAGACCCATATAAACTTATAGCCGATGCAATCAAACAATACACTTATTTCTTTGCCAAAGATAAAGCTCTTTTCAAAGAAGGAATGGATGAAACAAATGCGGAGGAACTTCAAAAACAAGAAGCGCTTATTAACAAAGAATTAAGTGATTAGATTTTTTATAAAACTTATAAAAGCTTTTAGGATTTTGAAAGAGAAAAATGAATCTCTCGCAAAATGGAAGGTCGTGAAGCGGGATAAGTGGAGACAATTGGGGATGAGTGAAAAAGAAATCAAATTTCTTTTGGAAAAGCATAAAAATTCATTTATTAGAACTTTTAAGCGAACGTAAAATGCCACTATCAAGTATAATGCGACAAAAGTTGAGTAAGTTCGGGAAATTTGCCAAGTCTATGGTAAAAGGAACATATCAAAATTGGAAAAAAGGGAGCGAGAGAATGATGGACCCGAATGTGCCCGGTTCTTTAACTCATTATGCCGGCCGTGTGATGGATTGGGCGGAATACAATAAATCAAAGAAAAAATAAAATGCCATATAATCTTTCAATTCAACAACGAAATAACAAAATGGTTTATTGTATGACCAATAAATCGTCTGGTATGACTTATTGTTATGGTTCATCGGCTGAAAGACGCAAAGGAATGAAAATGCGCGAAGCTTTTTCTAAGGGGTGGAAAATGACAAAGAAGTAAAATGTATTTTAGAGAAATTAGTAAAAGAACGGAAAAAAAATAATTTGGACAAAATCAAATAAAGTGTTATAATTCAGGGGAATAACAGGCAACTATGGCAAAATTACCTCCACCAAAAGAAACTCAATTCAAGAAAGGTGTTTCAGGCAATCCAAAAGGTAAGCCCAAAGGTGCTTTTTCTTTGACCACAAAAGTAAAAGAATTTCTTTTGGAAAAAGCCAAAGATGGCGAGACCTATGGCGAGAAGTTAAAAAAGGCGGCGGTGTTGCGAGCAATGACAAAATCAGACCCTTTAATGAAAGAGATTTGGGAAAGAATTGACGGCAAAGTTGCTGATAAACAAGAAACTGATTTAACTGTGAACATTAAAGATATTAGCGATGGTTATAAACAGCTCATTGAAAAAGTAAAAAATGAATCCTAAAGAAAGAGAAGTGTGTTTGGGACTTTTGAAACTTTTTAGATTTGAAAATAAAACTGCCGACCAAATTGTGACCGAAAGTCAGATACAGATATTTTACGAGTTGATATTCAGAAAACATAAAAGGCTTCAAATTCTTTGCGCGACTCAATACGGAAAACTGGTAAGTGATGATACACCAGTGTGGACAACGAAAGGGTGGAAAAATCATGGCGACCTCAAGATAGGGGATTATGTGTTTAATCATTTTGGCAAGGCAGTTAAAGTTAAAGGTATTGCTCCGAAAGGGATAGCGAATAGAGAAGTTATTTTCACAAATGGAGCAAAAATAAAAGTCCACGAGAAACACGAATGGTTTGCGCAACATAGGGCGTGGAAAGATTATAGGAAAATAGAGACGAAATATATTGCTGAATATGAGAAGTCATCATTTTCTATACCAAACATTGTGCCATTAGAGGGCAACGATAAGGGATTACTATTAGATTCATATACTCTTGGAGTTTGGCTTGGCGATGGCATATCTACCAAACCTGCAATAACTATTGACCCAAAGGACAGAAATATCGTTTCTGCGATTCCTTACAAAATATCCACAGAACATCCTCACAAGGATACAGGAGTTGTCTTATACGGTTTTTACAAAACAGTTGTTTTTCAATCATTACGACAGCTTGATTTAATAGGAAACAAACATATCCCGGATGTATATAAATTAGCTAGCATACAATCTCGTTTGCAATTATTAGCTGGACTTATTGATACAGACGGTAGTGTAAATAAACAAAAACGGGAGAAAGGGTGGCGAAATGGGCGTGTTTATTTTATCAATACAAATAAGCGTCTTATTGATGATGTGTGTGATTTGATTCGTTCTTTGGGAATGAAGCCAAGTATTACAAAAGTGAAGGCGTGTATTTCTTCAAGCGGTATTCAAGGAAGAAAAGATACATATTATATAGGGTTTAAGCCTATATTAGATATTCCTACTAGAGTTTTAAGAAAAAAGATAACTATACAACCGAATAAACGGCGCGTAAGGATTAGAGAAATAAGAGAAATTGAACCAGTTTCAGGTAATTGTATTCAAGTTGATGGTGGAATTTATTTAGTAGGCGAGCAAATGATACCAACTCATAATTCTTTTATAGTCGCTTTAGCTTGTGTCGTCATCACTTGTATTCAAAAAGAACTTGTGGCCGTGGTGGCGCCAACGAACGAGAAAGCAAGGATAATAATGAGGTATTACATTGAGCATTTGGGAGACTCGCCTTTGTTTTATTCCCAATTGGAAAAAGATACAAAACTTGAAAGATTACGAATGGAAGAAAGCAAGGAAAGAATTATTTTGCGGAATGGCGGTGGCATATTCGTTATTTCCGTTCAAGCTGGTAATTCTAAAAAGGGAATTGAAGCGGCTATGGGAGCGGGGGCGAAAAATGTAATCCAAGACGAAAGTTGTTTAATCCCCGATCCAATTGAAGCTACCGTGTTCCGGATGATAGCCGGTAAAGGTGAAGAAGCTTTTTATTGTAAAATCGGCAATCCATTTTATCGCAATCACTTTCTTAAAAGTTGGCGAGATGAGACTTATCACAAAATTCTTGTGGATTACAAGCAGGGAATTAAAGAAGGAAGATATACGGAGGAATTTATAGATGAAGCAAAAATGAAACCTTATTTTGGTGTTTTGTTTGAATGTAATTTTCCCAGCGCTGACGCCATTGACGCAAGCGGATATTCGATTCTTGTGGACGATGATACTTTGGCGCGAAAGATTAAACCTAAAATTAAACTGTTTGGAGAGTTAAAAATGGGTTGTGATGTCGCTGGTGAAGGTTCAAATTATTCGGTAATAACTTTAAGAGCTAAAAATGGAGCGAAGATTTTATACAAAGAACACAATCCTGACACGATGAATTTCGCCGGTATTATCGCGGCATTGGCCAGTGAATCGGCGCCGAGCAAAATCTATATAGATAAAGTTGGTATAGGAAAACCCGTATTTGATAGATTGAAAGAGTTTGAAGAAATTGCCGACAGAGTTGTCGGTGTCGTAGCCGGTGAAAAAGCTGATGAAGATGCCAGTTATTTTAACAAAAGAGCTGAAATGTTTTGGCGGTTGCGAGAATGGTTGGCAACTTCGGAACTTGAAGGCAACGGCTGGCAGGATTTGTTAGATGTTAAATATAAGATTCAAAGCGACAGACGGGTTAAGATAAAAGGTAAAGATGAGATGTTGAAAGATGGCGTTTTATCGCCCGATGTCGCTGACGCGCTTTCACTGACATTTTATAATCGGGAAACTCTTGGGCAACCCAGTGTTATTGTCAGCATTCCTAATTTTAGAGGTTATGAAAGAAGGTAAATTACAAATTAAACCCATTGCCGAAGCGCCGAATCTTGCTATTCTCAAGGAACGTTTTGGCGTTTTGGAAGATGAAGTTATAGTCGCTTATGGAAACAAAATTTATTGTCCAGCCAAAGGAATGAGTAAAGATTTACTGGCTCACGAATTGACTCATTGTCAAAGACAAGGAATGAATGAACGACAAGCCGAACGATGGTGGGAAAGATATTTAACTGATATTGATTTTCGTCTTAACGAAGAGCTACTTGCTTTTCAAGCCCAATTTGATTTTTGTAAAAAGGCATACAAAGATAGAAACAAGCTTGCTAAAATTAAATTTGCCTTGGCCAGTGAATTGGCAAGTTCTCGTTATGGTGGGATAATTAAGCATTCAGAAGCAATGATTAGATTAAAATAATTACTCTTGACTTTATTTTATGATATAATATAGGCAATGTATTCAAATGATTTTATAAATTATTCCACGCCTTCTCTTTATCAGCCTGATGAAAAAGTCAGTGAGCTTACTCAATACGCCAAACAAGTTTACGACCAAGGGCATCGGGTTTTGAACCAATCTTATCCTGAATTAAATGACCGCTCTATTATTGAAGACGAGCGAATTGGAAAAAAGATTTGGAACGCTTATGTGGATGAATCTACTCCCGACCCATTTGAAGCTTGGAAATGGCAAGGAACGAGAAGTGAAGCAAGGAAACGAGGAGTGGCAATGCACGCCCAATTGACCGCGGGTTTTCTTTTTGCCGGTATTTCAGCTCAAGATGAAGATGACAAGGAAGACCGAGCGGCTGGGGATTTTATGAGAGGACTTGTGGAATGGATGGCGGAAAATTCAGATTACACCTCATCATTTATTCAAGTAACAATGGGAATGTTGATGAATCCAATCAGTTACCTTGGAGCTGAATATGCTGAGGTTATGCAGAAAGTCAGGGAGAAAGTGAACAATGGTTGGAAAGTCAGCGAGGTTTTGGATGAGGAGTTTTCTGGTTTTCGAGCGCCTGTTTATGGTTCCACGGATATTATGGTTACCAATCCTTATCTCTCGCCTTTCAATTTTCAACGGCAGACTTGTGTAATTAAAAATAGATATTTAGATTATTCCGATGCCAAAAAGAAATACGGCAATCATCCAAACTTTGAATATGTCCAACGCGGTTTAATTTCAGTTTTTAATGAAATTGACGGATTATTTTATGATGTGAAAGATGATGAGAACCCCAATTTGGTGAAAGAAACTATTTGCTCTTGGCGAGGCGATGATTTGGAAATTCCATATTTGAATGGTGTGTATATGGGAAATGAAAATACCGAATGGAATCCAATGAAGCACAGGGATTTGAAGAATAATCCAAAATATAATGTTACACCCTTTGGTTACGGTTTAATCAGTGAACACTTTTTTGCTTATAAGTCTTTAATGAACACTCTCCAATGGGAAGATTCTTTTTATGATGAGTTTTCAAGAAATGTTTTGAATAAAGAATTGCTTGACCTTATTCCGCCGACTGTTTCAGTGGGAGATGAAGAAGGAGTAGTAAAAACTTCAACTATTTTTCCTGGCGCTCATGTAACCGCTAAAAGTAAAGATTTTGATATCAGATCAATTCTACCTCCATCGTCGGGTAATAGATACGCGGCATTATCAGAAGTTAAAAAGTCAATGGAGGATTTGTCAATTTCCGATGTTCAGTCGGGGCAATTGCCTGAAGCTTCACAAAAAGCGACTGCAATTATCCAATCAACATTAGCCTCAAAAACACTTCTTCGTGGGGTTGGCAGAACAATGGGACAATCCATTGTGGCTTATACCCGTCTTATGGTGGACATTGCCGTTAGATATTTATCTATTGTTCAAGTTCAAGAAATCACCGGTGGAATGTTAAAAGACCGCTACCGCCAATTTATGCTTCCCAATAGGATTTCCAAAGGAAAAAGGATTGGTAAAGTATTGAGATTCAACGGTGATTTTGTCGGCAAAGAAATGGGGGAAAAAGAAAAAAAGATGTATGAAATTGGACTTGCCGAAGAAACTGGTTATCCTGACAGCAAATCCGAAATTATTGAAATGAACCCTGAAATGGCCGCGAGAATGAAATATCTTATCTCGTTTGACCCTGAAGAAATGTTTTCTCAAAATCAACAACAAATGCAAGTAATGTTACAAAATATGTATGCTCAACTTCGCGCTGACCCATTGATTGACCCGGAAGCTTTGCTCCGCGAATATATGTATGCTTTCTTCCGAAGCAAGGGCGATGATTTTATTAACCCAAATGGCATGAAACAATTACAACAGCGAGCGAAACAACATTTGGAAGGTGGACAAAAAATGCCGACACCTGTTGCTTCGCCTGTGGGTATGGTATAATGGTCGATAAATTTATAAGCTAATTAAAAAAACATGTCAGTAGAAAAAGAAAAAGTATTTGTAGATAAAGTTTTAAGCGAATTAGGTTTTGTTATGGAAAATTCCGAAAAAGTTAATCGGGCTGTATTTGGTCTTGCTACTTCAAGAGGATTAGTGGGCGGTGTGGGTGAAAATGCTGAAGCGAGGGTGATTTTAGACAAGTATGATGAATTGGGCGGCTATATCACTAAAGATGGCCATAAAGTCAAAAACGGCTGTTTTTTTGACCGTAAAAATCATAAATCGGTAGAAAAACCAATTGTTGTTTTGGTAATTCGCGTCAACGGTGAATTTGTGGAGCAAGTAGAAGGTGAACCTGAAACTCTTGAGGTTAAAATAGCTAAAAAGCAAGAGAAAGAAAAGAAAGCTGAAAAGAAAAAAAAAGTTAAAGATGAACAATAATGAAGTTTTTTGCCAAAATATCTCTGTGGTGTTTGAAATGGAGCGATGAGAAAACCAAAAGAGAAATTCTGCGTTTGGCTGTCAAGGATTTATTCAAAGCGATAGATGTTGAAGATATTCTGCGGAGAAATCCTGACGGCACTTGGAGGTTTGAGGACAAAACGCTTGATGCTTCATATATGAAAGACCTCAAAACTCAAGCGGATATGTTGGATAAATTGTTGTTATGGAAAGTGCTCAAAAAGGATATTGAATACCAGATAAGAAAGAAAATGTTTGAGGAAGCGAGAATTGATTTAGATGTGGTTTGGTCCCAATTACTTACATTTCTTTGGGATACAATTCAGACAAGACTTCAGAGATTGCGACAGTAATTTATTAAGTGGGCGGTTTGTAGGTTGTTTTTTAGAACAACTTATCAAACTGCTCAAAGCGGTTTCTCTCGGAGAAGTAACTCTCCGATAGTTACAGGGACTATAACCTGATGCCGTTAGTGCTAAAACTAATTCTATGAATGAAGAAGAAAAAAAGGCCGCTGAGGCGGCAGAAGCCGAGTTTCAAAAAAATCTTGAGGGCTTATCCGATGAGGAAAAAGCTCAAAAGATTGAGGAACGAGCTTCAAGTTCTTTGAAAGATACCGAGTTAGACCAATTTTTAGAAGCGGAAAAAACAAAAACTAAAGCGAAAGAACGCTTTGAAGAAAAAAAAGGTGATTTGGAAAGTGAAGAGGATAAACCTCTCACCAAAAAAGAGCTTACGAAACTACTCTCTGACCGCGATGACCAAATTAGAAAGGAAACACGGGAAGAACAGGCGAACGATATTGCCAAAGAACTTTCCGAAAGCCCGAAAGAGGCTGAACTAATCCTTACAGTTTGGAAAAATCGCAGGTTGGCGGGCACACTTCGCGAGCAACTTAATGAAGCCCGCGCCATTGCCATTTCAAAGCGACTCAATGCCAAGAACAACGAACTTTTGCGCGCCCTAGCCGGGAAAGAAAACATAGAGACCTCTGGCGAGAATGCTCAACGCAAACCCGTTCCGAAAGAGGCTCCATCTCTCAATCCGACTGATAAGACAGTGCTTGCTGGTTTCGTTTGGGACAATGCCAAACGAGCATACCGCAAGACTATCGCTGGGGGACGCAAGATTTTATTCGTTGCTTCCGACATGAAAAAACGCTGGACAGAAAACGCTCCAACTAAATAATCTAATTATCGGTATAGTTTATTATTAACTTTACCGAAAATGAGTTCAACAAGAATAGATATTGAGGTAATTGGTTCAAGCGCGGTGCAGAAGCATCGTGTTGCGGCAAGCGCTACCCGTTTTTACGCAGGCGAGCCTTTGGAATTCAACGGCACTTATACAACGGGTGTGGCTTCGGTCAATACCGTTGTACAAGCGGCTGACGCAACGCCGGTGATCGGCACCGATAATTTTGTTGGCGTTGCCGCTCAAGACGCTCCGGTTGGGACTGACACCACTGTTGATGCTGATTGGGTGGATGTTGCCACTGTTATCCCGCATTGGACTAGATTGCGCTCAAAAGCAAAGACTACAGCAAATGTGGACACTTTGACTGAATTGGTTGGTGTTTTGTGGGATTTTTCTCTGTTTGACCTTACATCAAGCACCTTTACGATTGATGAAACAGGCGCGGCGGATACATCCGGTTTGATTATTCAAGGCGGAATTTGGGAGCAAGGTTTAGTAGATGTAGTGGTCGATGTTAGAGCTTTTAGAGCTGATGTTAGTGCTTAATAATTAACTGATTATTTGATATGCCTTTTCTTAATGGAAAACCATCTTGGAATAAAGGTTTGAAAATTGGAAAAACCCATCCTCAAATGGGTTTTCAAAAGGGAAATAAAAATCACGAGAATTTAAAATCAATTGCGACTAGATTCAAAAAAGGAATAAGTATTTCTCCGCAAACTCAATTTCAAAAAGGAAAGGATTCTTGGAATAAAGGGAAAAAAGGAACTTTCAAGCACACAGAAGAATGGAAAAAACAAAAACGTGAGGCTATGAAAGGTAAAAATCATCCAAATTGGAAAATTGATAGAACAGAAATTATTCACAACAAATATCGTGAGTATGACTTGAAAAATAAAGAATGGGTTAAAACGATAAAAAATCGTGATGGATGGAAATGTAAAATTTCTAATCAAGATTGTTCTGGAAAAATTTATGCTCATCACATTCTTAATTGGATTGATTTCCCCGAACTTCGTTATCAAATTAATAATGGCATTACATTGTGCCATTTCCACCATCCAAGAAAGTGGGAAGAAGAGAAACGACTAACTCCATATTTTCAGGAGTTAGTGTCAGTATCAAATGAAATACCATTAATCTTATAACTGGAGGTCACACGACACAACTTTCTCCCGATGCCTGTCAAACTGCCATTGATGAAGCTCTGTTTGAAGCTCTTGAAAGACCGCTTGCGCCTTCTTATGTTGGCGTTGATTCTCCTGTATTTTTCCGAACCAGTCCAATAGATACCATTGCTTACATTTGGGATGAAGATTCCAATGTTGGCGGGTTCTTGGAGACTTCGGAACAGGAAGAAATCAAGTCGGAAAATACTTTCATCGGCAACCAAAAGACCGTCCGTGTGAAAAAGTGGATGAAATCAATTGGCGTGTCGGTGGAAGCGTTCAAAACCGACCAAGTCGGCAAGAGACAGCAAATTGGAGAGCAAATCGGTTCTCGTATGCGCGTTACCAAAGACCGAACTGCGATGGTTCGCGTTTATGGCGATGCGGCCGACGGTACTTACTTTACGACTCCCGATGCCGCCAATCTCGCTTCCAACTCTCACACTTTACTGAAAACTGGCGGAACGGAAGATAATCTGGACACCGGTGCTCTTACGCCCGACACTCTTTGGACGGCGTTCGTCAGTCTTACCACTCAAGCCGGCCAAGACGGTGAAATTTCAGGCATTCATTCTCCGCGAGGTTTGCTTACCTGCACGACGCAATATAAGCATCTCAAAGAAATTCTGAATTCTGAATTGATAGCGGATGGCGGGGAAAATAATCTGAACATCTTTGAAACCGATTACGGTCGCGTAGCTCTCGGTCAAAGCTTGTATCTTAATAGCGCGTGGGACAGCGGGACTTATAAATCCACCGCAATCCACATCGTTTCCGATTATCATCGCCTTTATCGCAAAGTTCTATCAGAAATTGAAAATGACTTGATTGAACCGCGATATTCAAGGACTGATAGTTGGGAGTATCGCTCGCGTTATTTGGAGGTAGCGTTTCCTGCTACATGGGAGGGTTATCAAATGCTCTCGGGAGCTTAATTACAATCGTTTAATCGCAATCATCTATGAATAAAAACATTGTTTATGGAAGTATCACGATTGCGATTGTAATTGCAATCGGAGCATACTTCTTTCCTACGCAAGTTCAGCAACTTCAACAAGTAGTCGGCGCTGGCACAAGATATGTCAATGGATTGAGCACGACTTCAACTGCCCCTTCAGCTGGTCAAGTCTTGACGACTACTTTAACTGTAAATGGTGCTACAACTCTTACTTCTACTTCTACTCTTGGATCTACTTATACGCAAAACGCCACATCAACCATTTCTTATGGTTATGAAACGAGAGGAGGTGTTAAGTATGCGAATACAAGAGTAGCTTTAGACCAAAACACGAATGTTCCTTGCAACTTAGTGAATCCATTAAAAGCGACTTCTACTCTCACTTTGTTTCAATTCGTCAATAACACCAGCACTTCAACGGCGGCTGTTATCCGAATTGCAACTACTTCAACGGCTTTCGCCACAACCTCGGCAGGCATACTAACTAATTTTGCCGCCGAAACTGTTGCGGCTAATACCAGCCGAACAATTTCTTTCAGACCTTATGGCCGTGATACGGCGGTAATTGGTCCCGATGAATCAATTGTTGTGTGGGCGGAAGGAACGAATGGAGCAGGGAATAAGTTTTCGTTGGTTGGTTCTTGTTCAGCGGAGTTCGTTCAACCTTAGTGTTTTCAAACTATCGCTTTGGCTTGTGAACAAGGCGATAGAACTGGAAACATTAAGATTAAAAATTAAAAATTAAGACATGAAAAAAAATCTAATTTTCTACTCAATTGTCGCTGTGATTCTGATATACGCGGTGGCAAGTTTTTATCATATTTTCCAATCTAAAAAACAAAGT